AGATGATAAGCTAGTGTATTTAATAAATATTATTAATAGATTAGTAAAATCGATTAGAATGAGAACATAAAAGCTGAATGAGTCGATCGTTGATCAAGTGTACAACATATAGTTATTTCATAAGATAGGAATTACTTCCTGTCCATTACTTTGAACTATAAGAGACACAATCATCATTATGACTAGTTTTCTCAGAGGAAAAGAAAATATTAATCCCTTCACATACATGTGTGACCAGTGGAACTAAGAGAAAGTTTATTTCTTGATAGTTCTATTTGGCCTAGGCTTAGTATTATTATTATTATTATTAGCGTTAGTTTTCTTCTTCTGCACATTTTGCATGTTTAGATAAGGACGTAGCTGCTCAATTATTGTAGAGGTTAAACCTCCAATAACCGGTGCTATGGGTCCTACACTAGGAGCAAGAACAGTTGAAACCACAGGAGCGACCTTCTGAAGAATGTTTAATATCATTCTCCACCAGTCACCTTTGGCGTTAAAACTAACGGGTACTGCTACGGGTAATTCGTGAACAAGTCTAGAATATAATTCTAAGACTCTGGAATCAAAACTCGCAGATGGAGTCCCTAATGGGATAAGGTCCAAGTCAGTACGTAATGGGGCTCTCTCAATGTAACAACGGACTCTGATCTTAAATGTGGCAGAATTGCTAAGTCCCGTCAGGAAGATTCCTGATTGGGTAATATTAACAGTTTTGACAGTATTAAGAGCAGAGACTGAAGTGACAAGAGGGGGTGCATTCAAGGCAGTGCAAGCCTGTTGGACTCCGACCAAAGCAACTTCGCTTCGGACATTCGGTTCCTCTGCAACTACAATAGTAGTCGGCTCAGGATATCTAAATGGATTATCTATTCCATTTTGACCAACAGTCAAGTAACAACCTTGACGGGCCTCCCATTCAACGTGAGAGCGATAAAGAACCGCTTCATTCACACTGGATGGTGGAGAAGCTACAAATTTCCCTTGAATGGATCCTTGTAGATTAGCTGCAGCAGTACCATAGGCAAAAGTACAAGAAGAATCCTGTACAGTAGGCACACGATACGCAACTAGAGCACCTTGTTTGTAGAGTTGTGCGGTGGTATCAATAACTTCAATTCCCAATCCAATAACTCTTGAACACCCTTCATTAATGCCATCAAAAGAAGCATTAAGAGGAGTAATTTCAAAGTTAGCTGAAACGACAGGATCTGCCGTGGGGAAAAGTGGGTTACCAGTATCATCCTTAGCAACATTTACCATTCCGAGGGAGCGCTGAGCGCCAGCCTCTAAAAATTGACCGGTTCCGTTAAGAGTTCCCAAATACATCGTTGAAAATGTAAAAGGTAGAGTAAAGATATGTGCATCCCAGTTGCCAGCAGAGCCGGCAGGTTTGGACAAATTATACTCGTAATTACGAGCCGAGACAATAGTATCAAAACAATCAGCATCAGGATAACCTGCTACTGGGACTTGATAGTCATGAAATGGGTCCAGATTAAGTGTTAACCATCGAGCTCCATCTGGAGTGAGCTTTTTGGCTGAAACCAGTCTATCGAGAACATCCGTTCTCCTGGTTGTAGTTTGTTGTGAATTAATCATTATAATAGTATGGGATCCCGCATCATAAAGCGCGACTATACATCTAGAAAACCGAGACGGCTACCTTTGTAGTCTGTTGGCATTTAGTTTATGTGAAAACACATCAAACACTTAGCACTGAAGTATTAAGTTAGAAAGAATTCTAACACAGTTTTGGGTAATTTAATTTCTAGACCCCATGGGAAGTTTAAAGACATTCTCAGGTCTATCCCCCCCTACCACAAGAACTGTTCAATTCTAGTTTTTCTCTCCCAACCTGGTAAGATTGAGGAACTAAAAAGTGAACTCTGCTTAATGTTATATTGCCAATAGTTCAACGGGAGACCCCTAATTATATTAGGAAGAGCACATAGTTTAACATGTGATGTGACTTGGTCACGGTCTCGAAGTTCTCTATTCTTGGAAATACGACGAAAAGCCTGTAAAATTTTTTTGTCAGGTAGGCGAACCCTAGTTATAGATTTTTCACGATCTATGGGTCCAGGTGTAATTAGGATAGGAAGTTTCTGTGAATTATCATTATCTTTGCAGATAGTGTCATAATTCGAAATGGAAGGTATCCAGATGAACCGATCTCTTCTTGGGAGAAGAGGACGAGACTTACATGTGTCTTGAAGTAATGCCAAACGAAATGGCTTCCTTTCTTTACACACTCGTCGAGTGATACACTCACGGAGATATCTAGAAAATTTTCTTTGGAAATTAGTACTAGTGTATGAGCCTGGACTTTTAAATCCAAGACCCCCACAATCCCTATCACCAAATAAATTATACTGACCATTTCCAGTAACTTGCCTAATTTCTTCAATATTATAATGGAGAAATCTACAGTGGGTTCTAACCGGGTTATGTGATGAATGAACAACTTCATTATAGTAATCTCTACTAGGAAGAGTCCTTATATCATCCCTACCAGATTTCTTTGATTGACCAGTCAAAAGACCAGTATTAAGAAAGCCGATAGGTTCATAACTACCCTCGTTTAAATAAAAACATTGAGAGTTCACCGTACACACTTTAGGGTGTGTATAGTTCTTCCCAATAGATAATTTAAAACCGAGGTGTTCAATTGTAGTGAGCCAACAAGAATATTGACTGTCATCACAAGGAAAAAGAATATCATCACCATTTATCACAACACGTAGATCATCAAGACAGGTATGAGTACTCTTACTCTTGTCAAGTGAAATCCAATAACCAAGAAGGTTAACGATACACAAGACAGGGAAAGATAGAATACTGCCCATCAATTGACCATTTTGTTGCATACAGGTTTCTACACCCGAAGTGGCTGGATACTCTAGTCTTTGTTCATAAAGAATTGAACGAGCTAGATTTGCCATTGTATCATCCAAATTAAGACGTATAATTAAATATTCCATCACTAATTTTGTTACATTGATATTAAGACCATCAGTAGCCGCTTTGTAATCCCCCGACGTAAGAAATTCACCACTTTCCAGTGGGATATACTTATCTAGGAGCAAAGAAGTTACTGGCTCTCCGAGAAGAACAAATGGTTTCAATGTATAAAGATGTTTCCAAATAAATTTTTGAAGAGGGTGACAACCAAATGTCTGAAATGCAGGTGCCTTAGTGATTAATCTACACTTAAGAGGCTCTGTCACAGCGTGAACTTGCACAGCTCTCTCATCTTCACAACTAGCATGGTTAAACCATTTATATAGTGTGGATAGTGAGAGGTCAGCAATCAGTCCGCGAAGGACGAATAAACCCTTAACTGGTGAGTAATACATTCCAATAAGCTCATCGTAACCTAGGTAATCATATTCCCAGTCACGACCCTGATCAAAAACTAATCTGTTACTGATCTCGTGAAAGCCACCTCCTTTTGAACGAGGTACTCCATATGAGGCAGACAGACTAGGTTCCAACCAAGACTTATTAGTTATCTTAAAATCATTTGCAGAGGCAAAGATTTCATCAAGATAAGGCTTGAGTTCTTCTAATGAAGGACCCTGCTCAGTAGGTGGTTGACGTAAAATCCTCGCGTGGTCTTTGTAAGCCTGTCTCACGAATGATTCAGGAACCACGTTACAACCTCTCTTTATGCCCTGCAGAAAGGAGTTCCATAGGCCGCAATTTTTCTTATTGAATGAAATCAATCGATTCTTAAGAAAACGCAGCACCGGACCTCGGAATATTAAAAGATGTGTAACATCCTGATTAATATATCCTTCTGGGGTGGGAGGTAGGGGATTTTGGAGGAATCTTGCCATTGGATAACATGTAAAAAACTTAATGTTTTTACAGAGGTTTTCTGATGTCCAAGATGTGGAGATTCGACACAGTAGACTGAACTGTGAAGACCAGGGGAAGGTTATGATTTTTAAGTCAAAATCATATAAGACCTCAAGTGTAGCTCTAAAAAACATAAGAATGCTTTCGGTAAATTCCGGAGCTAACGAGAGTAAATACACTAATTTTGAAGGGGAGAGAGTAAGGAGCCCAGGAACAAACTTTTTAATTAAAGAAGTTCCCTGGGTTATCTTGATCGAAAGTGGATTTTTATTTTCCGCAATTGATCTTTTAACCTTATTTCTCTCGGCATTGGTCCTACAAAGGTCCAATCTCTTCTTCTGCACCTTAACACTAAGGCGTAGCTGGCTTATCATCTCATCGACAACACTTAATACAGTGTTGAACCGGGAGGAACTATCCTCCTGAGAGTTTATCTTCTTATTCGAATTCAT